TTAATACATACTATAACTATATACAGTACTATATTTATATATAGATTGACCGGGGTCGGGGGGTTAAATGATTTCTTGGAACTCGAGTTACGATAAACCAAATACTTTGGGGGAATTTTTATCAATATAGTTAATGCTTTGTAATATATTAATCATTAGGATTAATGCTTTGTAATATTAGATAAGTGATTGATATATAAAGAAAGGGGTGCATTTAAAAATTTTTATTTTTTTATTTTTTCAAGAAATGTGTAACTTTTCTGTATTTTACGGATCTAATATAGTATACACTATAAAAAAGTTAAGTACTGCAACAGCAAGTGCTTGACGAAATACATCCTGAGAAGGATGTGCTTAACTGAATTAATAATATAAGGCAACTCCAAGGTTGCCTCTTATAATATATATATTATATAAATATATTAATATTATTATATATGTATATTAATATAATAGTATATATACTATATATAGATATATATTAGTATTAATAATATATATTATATAAATATAATACTATATATGTATATTAATATTTAATGAGGTAGTTTATGAAGAAAAAGAAAGTAAGTATAGATCCTAAGACTAGATTATATGTATCTGAATATGATGATGAAACTAGAGAGAAGGCTATAAGCCTTTACTTAATATCTGGATCTCTTAAGAAAGCTGGAATGTTATCAGGTGTGCCTTACCGCACACTACAGCAATGGAAGACCACCCAATGGTGGAATGAAAAGCTAGCTGAAGCTAAACGTAAGTATACAAATCAGTTGGATAGTAGGTTTACTGGATTACTTCAGCACATATCTAAGCAACTTGAAGATAGGATATTGAATGGTGACTGGACAGTCACTATGCAGGGAGAGAGGATTCGACAGCCTATTAAGGCTGCGGAGTTATCTAGGATAGGTGATAGCATCTTCAAGAGTCTGCAACTTATTAGGGGTGAAGCCACATCTAATGTCAGGACACTTGAGCCTGAAGAGAAGTTAGACAAGATACGTGAGAAACTAATGTCTAACAAGAAACTAATAGACGATAAACAGGATGAGGATCATGCACTTCACTGATTTTTCTAACACTAAGAACACTATGAAACAGTATGATGCACTACGTGATGCTGTGTATCAAGCAGGTCTGCCTATACTTGAAGAAGACATTGAGCAGATATTCATAGAGTATGAAACTACTGGCGAGTTACCTGAAGAACTATCGGGTTACTTATTTAATGGAGAGATATAATTAATGGTAAGCTCAACACAAAGATATATAGACAGGCGTAAGTCTGCTCCGGGGTTTACTCCTACACAAACGAGTTCTACTGCACGTAAAGTAGTTGGTACAGCTTTGTCATTATCTCCACAAGTATATAAGCTACTTAAGATGTATGCAGAAAAACAGGGTATATCTGTAGGTGAGCTAATAAAAACTACTTATGGGGATGTAAAAGACTCTGTATTAAATATAATAGATGCAGATGGAACATCTAAACCTGTAGATATTGCTAGAAATGCTTTTGAAGGTTTAAAAAATAAATTTACAGAAAAACCTGCTGAGCGTGCAGTTGACCAAATGTTTACTGATAGCCCCGGATTTGAGGTTGACCCATCTAAATTATTTTCTGATACAAGTATGGGGAATAATCCTGCTAATCTTAACTATACTCCCGGTTATCAAACTGGGCAACTTTACTCTATGGGTGGAGGGCCGGGTGGTGGTTTTGGTGCACTACAGTCTAACGCAGGTATGGGAGGTGGTTTTGGTGCTGTACCACAAGGTCACCCCGGAATGGGGATGGCTCCGGGCTATGCGCCACAACAAGGTTTTCTTGGAAAACTAGGGGCTGGAATAAATTCTGCCGCTCCAGCAGGTATATTAGGTTTAGCTGCAATGACCGCGCTTAAGGCGTTAGGTAGACCTAGCCCACAAGAAGCTTTTGATGCCACTCTTGCACAGAATCAAGCAAGTGGTTATGGTGGTAGTCCTTGGGGTTACAGTGGAAACGCCAGACCTATGAATGTTGTTAATGCTGATGGAACTATGCGAGCATTTCAACCAGCTAAAAATGAAGGGTTTAACACTAACCGCACAGGTTGGGAAGATTCTATGGTAGGGCCAAGTGCCACTAACTTAGCTGACTGGACTACCGCTAGAGGCGGTAGAGCCGCAAGTGCTGAAGCTGCTACGCCATTTGAAGTGTATAATGAAGGTGGTAAGGACTACGTTAAAGTAGGCCCAAATAACCCACTTTATGAGCGTATGGGACTAACTAACCCTACAGGTGGAGGTGTTTCATTGAATAAATATGGTCGCTCACAGATGGCTTATCGTAATGAAATGCAAGACAAAGCTGGTGAGAATAGAGGCGGTAAATAAATCTAATCCAATTTAGCGTATTATCTGGATTAGTAAAAACAACTAATTCAATTTAAGTTGGAGAACTAATTGAAAAAGAAACAGATCACAGCAGAGTTGGTCGAGCAGTTTAGCCAAACATTTTTAGTAAGTAAATATGATGGATCATTAGATATACCTAATATACACCGAGAGTGGTGGGAAATGTGTTGCTCTAAGAATCGACTGGTATCTATAGCTGCGCCGAGGGGTTAACATCTAATTGGGCGCGTTACAAATACAATGCATGGCTCCTCTAAAAATCTTTTAATTCGGTGGACACCCTTGAAATAGGACAATACCGAGCCAAGCCTCGTACAGAGGAAGGTGTAACGACTATCCCGCAAGGGAGTACACTTCAAGTGAAGTGGAAACAGAGATTAATCTAAATAAACTACGGAGTTACTCAATGAGTAAAGCACACAAACTAGCATATGCTGCTGGATTCTTCGATGGGGAAGGTTACGTAACAGTACAAATTCGCGGAGGTCAGTATAAAGGTCACTATATTCGGATAGGTGTAAACCACGTACATCCAATACCTTTATACGAGATGCAGAGATTATTTGGTGGGACAGTTAGAAAACAGAACCCCGCCAAAGTAAAAGGAAACAGAAAGCAAAGGCACGAGTGGAGTATCAGCTGTAACAAAGCTGCAGCAGCACTAAGTCAAATGTTACCTTATATGTTATACAAAAACAAAGTGTCAGAGTTAGCGTTATCTATACAAAGTACTATGGGAACTACAATTAAAGTTTCTGACGAAATAGTAGCTTACAGGCAGTCTCTTAAAGAAGAGATTCAACGTATAAACGCATTAGATTAAAGATATAGTCTACTCTGCATGGTAACATGCAGCAGTTCAAACAAGTGAACGGGCAAGACCTAACGAGTTTTGTTGAATATAACGCATGCTAAGACTACAGCAATCACGTTAGCTTATACACTATGCTGCTTAATGTTTAGAGTTAAGCAACACGTAGTAATAATAGGTAACAATGAAGACACAGCTATTGGACATCTAGCGCACATACGAAATGAGATCTCTGAAAACCCTGACTTAAAGGACGTATTTGAAATAAATGGGTTTGATAAGGAAGGAGCTACTGAGTTAATCGTAAGATTCAATGATGGTTACCGTTTTAGGGTAATAGCTAAGGGCGCAAAACAGAAAGTACGTGGTATAAACTGGATGAATAAGCGACCAGATCTAGTTGTCATAGATGATTTAGAGGATGATGAGGCTGTTATGAACAAAGAGCGTAGGGATTCACTACGTGATTGGGTTCTGACAGCTGTATTACCCGGATTATCCAGAATATCTGGTCAGATTAGGTTTGTAGGTACAATCCTGCACGAGGATAGTATGCTTATGACTACTATAAACTCACGCGCTTGGGTAAGTAAGTTGTATAAAGCACATAAATCGTATGATAATTTTTCTGAGATGTTATGGCCTGACTTGTGGTCTGAGTCTGCACTACGTGAGATTAGACAGGTCTTTATTGATACAGGTAATCCAGAAGGTTACTCACAGGAGTACCTTAACGACCCATCAGATCAGTTACACAGCTTCTTTAGGGTAGACGATTTGATTCCTATGGAAACTTTAGATAGGCAAAGAGTTAAGACTTACTATGTAGGGGCTGACTTCGCACTATCAGATAAAACATACAGTGATCACACTGTGTTTGTAGTTGGTGGTTACGACAGTGAAGGGCAGTTGCATATAGTAGACGTACAGACTGTGCGTACTGACGACACTAATCTCATAATAGAAATGTTATTTGGTATAATAGATGCATATAATCCTGAATACTTTATTTGGGAGCAGGGTACTTTGGCTAATGCCATAGGCCCACCCTTTGAGACTGAGATGCAGCGCAGGAATAAGTTCTCTACTATAGAAACTTTCCCAGCAACTCAGGATAAAAGATTAAGGGCTGTACCTATACAGCAGAGAATGAGAGCAGGTGGTGTTAAGGTAGACATACAGGCTGAATGGTTCCCAGCATTTAGAGAACAATTACGTAAGTTCCCTAAAGCCAAGGAAAACGATGCAGTTGATGCGTATGCATGGTTAGGTAGAGGTATTGCTGAATTCGTCGAAGCACCTACTGATGAAGAGTTAGAAGAAGACGATTGGCAATCTGCATTAGATGATGCAGGTTTAAACTGGGATGACACCGGAACTGGGTATTGATGAGGAGATTTTATAGTGACAACGAGGCTGGATAATTGAACATACAAGATATATTAGCTTCTGAGAGCCTGATTGATGAAATTAGTGATAAGCAGCTAGATGAAATAGGCACAAAGATAGGTTCTTGGTTTGAGGAGGACTGCCACTCTAGGCGTGAGTGGGAAAAAAAGTACGAATCGTGGGTTAAGTTAGCCAGTCTTACAATGGAAACTAAAACACGCCCTTGGGCTGGTGCAGCTAACATTAAGTACCCACTACTAACACAGGCAGCTATTCAGTTTAACGCTAGAGTAGTACCTGCCCTCACACCTAACTCAGAGCCTGTAGGCGTTAAAGCCATAGGTGATGACCCTGATGGTCAGAGGTATGCTGGTGCTGTCCAAGTAGGGCGTCACATGAACTATCAGCTTATGACTGAGATAGAGGAATGGGAAGAAGACTTTGATAGATTAAGCCTAGTGCTTGCTATAACAGGACAAGAATATAAGAAAACATACTTCTCCTACGAGAAGTCAAGGATTGTTTCAGAATATGTAAGCGCAGCAGACCTTGTACTACACTACTGGTACAAAGATTTTGCTAAGACACGTAAGACACAGAAGGTTACACTAACATGGAATGAGTTAGTTGAGAAGATGAACTTAGGTTTGTATAAAGATTACAAAAAAGAAGACCTAGGTGAACCTGATTATAACCAAGATTCTGTTGATAGTCTACGCCAAGCATCAGATGTGCGGCACGGCTACAACCCAAGTCAAAGAGATGAGGCTACTACTGACCTAGTACTAGAGCATCATGGCTGGCTTGACTTAGATGATGATGGTTATGAAGAACCTTACCGTATTGTAGTACACCATAGATCAAAGAAAGTACTGGCTATTGAGCCAAGATTCACTGAAGAAAACTTATCTTTAGGTGAAAAAGAAGAAGTACTTATGATTGAACCTATCGAGTATTATACTAAGTTTGATATGATTCCTAATCCTGATGGTTCACAATATTCCATTGGATTTGGTACATTGATCGCACCAATTAACAATACTGTTAACACCACAATTAACCAACTGCTGGATGCAGGGACGTTATCTACTATGCAGTCAGGCTTCATAGGTAAAGGTGTTAGGTTACGTAATGGTGTGTTCTCAGTTGCTCCGGGCAAGTGGCCCATTGTTAATAGTACAGGAGGTGATCTTAAGAATAATATAGTACCACTACCTATCAAGGAACCTAGTTCAGTGCTACTATCGCTACTTAATTACATGGTACAGGCAGGTAAGGAGCTGTCAGCTACAACAGATATATTTGCGGGACAACACCCGGGTCAGAATGCCAAGGCAGGTGTAACTGCTACGGTTAAGGAAGAAGGTTTAAAGGTTTTCAACGCAGTCTATAAACGTATCCGTAGATCTATGAAGCGTGAGATGCACAAGATCTTTGCTCTTAATAAACTTTTGCTTGATAATCCACAAGGAAGTAAAACAGAACGATCAGCAGCGTTATTTGGTGTAACAGCTGAACACTATAACGTAGATCAGAATGCTTTAGAACCTAGTGCTGACCCAACTATTGCTATTAAAGAACAGCGTATTCAAAAAAATATGACCGCCTTACAGTTAGGCGGGCAGTATGGTAGTATTAATATGCAAGAAGCATTACGTAGAGTACTTGCTGATATGGAAGTAACTAATTTAGAATTGTTAATGCAAGAGCAACCACAACCACCTGATCCTAAAGTGGAAATGGAGAACGCTAAGTTACAATTAGAGAATGCTAAACTACAGATTCAAGCTGCTGAAATAGAGAGGAAGCAGAACAAAGATGATGCAGATATTCTAGCTAAGAAAGTAGATCAATCTATTGAACTGATCAAAGCACAGCAAGCTGACGAAGATAGGGATGAAGCTAGTTCACAACAATTATTATCTATAGTAAAAGATCTGGAGAAGATTCAAACAGATGCGCGAATTAAGTCAATACCTAACAGCAGACCTCCCCAGCAGGGAGAGTTATGATGAGTGGCGTAACGCCAACAAGGTAACAGAGTTTTACCATAAGTTCTTAGCTACGTGGATAGAGTCAACTATGGCTCAATACATGACAGGAGAGTTAGTGGATAAAAAATCAATGGAAGAGATTGCCATTGAAAACATACGAGTGCAAATGCGCTTGGCTATATTCAGTGAGTTACTGAACCTTAAATATGATGACATAACAGAAATGTTAGGAGTAATAACACCCGATGATGAAGATCATACCGACTGGACGTAGAGTCCTAGTAGAACGTGATGTAGTAGATGATACATTTGAAAACAGTACGATAGTACGAGTAGAGTCAACTAAAGATTCTGACCAACGTAAGCAAGCGTATGGTACAGTGATGGCTATAGCTGATGAAGCATATACAGATGTATTCGAGCGTAAGCAGTGCGGTGTAGGAGATAGAGTTATCTTCAGAGCATATGCAGGTATTCAAGCGCATCCTGAGAAGGATAATGTTATTTTACTAAATGATCAAGACATTTTAGGAATCGTAATAGATGAGTGAGTTAGAAACAAGTCCTAGTGTAGAGGACGTAAGTGAGCCAGTGAATGAAACAGAAGTTACTGCGCGTGAGATGGGTTGGCGACCAGAAGAAGAATATGAAGGCCCAGAAGGTAATTGGGTAAATGCGGATGAGTTTGTAGCCCGTGCTCCATTGTACGATGGTCTGAGTAAGCAGAAGAAGCGTATTAAACGTCTAGAGAAAGTTGTGAATGAACTCTCTACACATAATCGTAATATTACTGCCGCGCAGAAAGAAGCACGTATTAAAGAACTTGAGGTAGCGAAAGCTGAAGCAGTTATTGATGGGGATGCTAATGGTGTAGCACAAATTGAAACACACATTAAAGAAGCCGAGAATATAACTATTCCAGAGACTGGCCCTTCACAAGAATATGTCGACTTTGTTGATGATAACCCTTGGTACATAGATAATCCAGACCTTGCAGCTATTGCTGATAGGCGAGGAAAGTTTATATACGACAAGAATCCTGATGCTAACTTAGAAGATGTGTTCACAGAAGTAGCTAAGTATGTTAAAGAGAATTACATGAAAGAAAACAAACCATCAAAACGTATACCTAGTGCAGAAGGTGCATCTCGTGGTACACGTAAAGGTTCAGGTGGTAGTAGAGAAGGTAGACTGACACAAGATCAGAGCCGCATGATGAAAGAATTCATTTCGCTAGGTGCAGTTAAAGATAAGGCGGAATACATAGATCAGCTGGAAGCAGCTGGAATGCTAGGAGAATAGGCTAATATGACTAAGCAGAAAAACACAGGTACATCTCGTAACCGAACCAGAAGTAGGGAAGAACTACTAGAAGAACGGCGTAAAATACGCAGCGACTTAGGTGCATTTAAAAGTGTCTTATCAACTCCAGAGGGAGAAGAGTATGAGCACTTACATTTTCGATGGGTTAACAATGTTGATAATCGCATCGAGTATTTCCAGAGACTTGGATGGCAACTATTTGACGGATATAACGTACAAGTAGGTGACCCCAACACAGCTATGGAACAAAACATAGCAGGTGAGTCAGGAGCTACAGTACCAGTTGGCAAAGGAACGATTGCACACTTAATGTGTATACCTAAAGAAGAATGGGCTATTGACCAAGAGATCAAGGAGAATGAGATCCGCAGGTTAGAACAATCAATGGATTCTAAGATGACCCAGGATGGGTTAGATAGGTTCGGTGCTCAGAAAACCAATAGGAATATGCAAGGCCGTTAGCAATTGTTAAAGTTTAAAAACAATTAATGGAGTCTTAATTGGTTCCTGCTTAATAACGTATCGGAGATAAAAAATTGAGCAATGTAGATCGACCGGGTGGTTTTGTGCCAGTAGGCCACCTTCAAACAGGTTCATATAACGGGCAAGCACGAGAATATCGAGTGGCTTCTGCTTACGGAACAGCCTTAATGGTTGGTGATCCAGTCAAGTTGACCGGAACAGCAGACGCTACCGATGGTGTAGCAACAGTAGAGCAAGCAGCCGCAGCTGACATCAAGGTTGGTGTTATCGTAGGTATTAAAGTAGATCGAGCAGTTCCTGCTACAGAATATCCGGGTTATATCCCAGCATCTACAGGTGGTACTGTATATGTCTGTGATGATCCGTATGTTATTTTTGAAGCGCAAGAGGATGGTACTTCTGCTGTTACAGTAGTAGGCCAAACTTTCGATCATCTTATGACTGCTGGTGATACAGACACAGGGCGTTCCAACGCTGAGATTGATACTTCTGACATAGGTGTAGGCGCAGGTTGGGTTATCCTAGGTTACTCGCGTCGAAATGACAACGAGATTGGCGAACACGCTAAGATGCTAGTGATGATCAATGAGCATGCGTATAAAGCAGCGATTGCTGGTGTATAGGAGATAATTAAATGAGTGGAATAATTTCAACAAGTAGTTTTGGACGCGCTTTATGGCCCGGAATTAACAGCTGGTATGGTAAAGCATACGCTGAGTACCCGGTACAACATACAGATCTTTTTGATACTTTTAAAACGTCTCGTGCGTTTGAAGAAGATGTCGGTACATCTGGTCTGGGTCTTGCTAAAGTAACAGGCGAAGGCGAAGCGGTACAGTATGAGGGTGAACGTCAGGGTTTTGTTACTCGCTACACCCCACAACAGTATACGCTGGGTTTTATC